ATAAATTAAATCAAATCAAATGAGTGAAGTAGTAAAATTAAACAAAGACAAAATTTCAAAAGAAGAATTAACCAAATTACAAGAAGCGGTTAATAAAGTTAATGGTTTTCAAATGCAGATCGGAGGTCTCGAAGCTCAGAAGCATGAACTATTACATTCTATTGCAGAAGCGTCTGGAGAATTAGGAGCAGTTCAAAAAGAATTAGAAGCAGAATACGGGCCTGTATCTGTTGATATTAATACTGGTGAAATTAAGACTGTTGAATCTAATAAGAAAAATTAGTATAGGTAAAGACTATAAAAATGATGCCATGCACTATTCTGTTGGTCAGGAAGTGTATGGCGGTCATATTATAGTTAATATAATAGAAGACGAAGATAAGTACTCAGTCTATATAGAAAAAAATAAAGAAATATTGCCTTGGAAAGAATTTAACAAGAACATGGCGATTGCTGTTGAGTTTGATTTGCAATATTAATGAAAGGTTATATGGACTTCATTGTTGAACCATTAGATGGTAGATACAATAGTACGATGTCTGTTGGTGATACAGAGTTAATATTAAATACTGAATTACAAAACCATAATTACGTTAACAGAATAGGAACTGTTTTACAAGTACCTTACTTTAACGAGACAGAAATAGAAATAGGAGACTTAGTTATTGTTCACCATAACATCTTTAGAAGATTTAGAGACATTAGAGGAACGGAAAAAAATAGCAAAAGTTATTACGAAGAAGATAAATACTTTGTTCAACCAGATCAACTGTATGGATATTCTAAAAAAGATTCTAAAAGCAAAAAGAATATATGGTTTGCTTGTAAAGGGTTTAATTTTGTTTCACCTATAAAAGAAACAAAAATGCTTACTACAAAATTTGAGAAACCTTTAGTAGGAGTTTTAACTATTAAAGATAAAAATTTAATAGGTGTAGAACAAGGGGATCTCGTGGGATTTACCCCAAGCTCAGAATATGAGTTTATGATAGGTACCGAAAGAGTATATAGAGTGCCGACCAATTCAATCACAATCAAATATGAATATAAAGGAGACGAAAAGAAATATAATCCGAGCTGGGCACAAAGCGGTTGAGGAATTAATTGCAGTAGCTAAAGAGGCTATTATTCAAAACAGTGAAGAGGATCTTTCTGCCGATAAATTAAAGAACGCGGCGGCTACAAAAAAACTGGCTATATTTGATGCGTTTGAAATATTGACTAGAATACAGGAAGAGCAAAGAATATTGGATGAAAAACCAAAAGTGGTTGAAGATGTAAAAGAATTCAAAGGATGGGCTGAAAGAAAATCTAGTTAATATGTATAAGCAGAAATTATACGAAATTATAGAGCCAATAAAACGCACTACAATATCTAGATTAAATAAAGGTAAAAAGTGGGAATACGGGTATAACAAAGAACACGATGTTGTTGTTATAAGTAAGACTGGAAAAATAGGTGAAATATATAAGATACAGAATCTTAAAATAGCATTACCTTTGAGCCCAGGTAAGTTAGATAAAAGTAATGATAAATGGACACCGGAAGAATACCCAAAAGAGCTTAAAGGTATAAAAAGCATTTTTGATTGGAGAGACTATCCGGAAAGTTTCAAAAACAAATGGGGGGAATATATAGATGAACAATTCAAAAAACGTGAAGAAGGCTGTTGGTTTAATAATAGAGGTATGGGTACTTACATTACTGGTACTCACTTTATGTACTTGCAATGGTCCAAAATTGATGTAGGAAAACCAGATTTTAGAGAATCAAATAGATTATTTTATATATTCTGGGAAGCTTGTAAAGCAGATAAAAGATGCTACGGTATGGCTTATCTTAAAAACAGACGTTCTGGATTTTCATTCATGGCTTCTGGTGAAACTGTTAATCAAGCAACTATATCAAGTGATGCGCGTTTTGGAATACTTTCAAAATCTGGTAGTGATGCCAAAAAAATGTTTACAGACAAAGTGGTTCCTATCTCTGTAAATTATCCATTCTTTTTCAAACCCATTCAAGATGGTATGGATAGGCCAAAAACGGAGCTTGCTTATCGTGTACCAGCTTCTAAGTTAACCAGACGTAAATTAGATTCAGGTGAAAAGTCAGAAGTGCTATCTGGATTAGATACAACTATTGACTGGAAAAATACAGGAGACAATGCTTATGATGGTGAAAAACTAAGATTACTAGTACATGATGAAAGTGGTAAGTGGGAAAGACCAAACAATATACTAAATAATTGGAGAGTTACAAAAACTTGTTTAAGATTAGGTTCTAGAATTATTGGTAAGTGCATGATGGGATCAACATCAAATGCTTTAGATAAAGGTGGTAATAATTTTAAAAAGTTATATCATAAATCAAATGTAACAAAAAGAACTAAAAATGGACAAACTGGCTCAGGATTATATTCTTTGTTCATACCTATGGAATGGAATTACGAGGGATTCATTGATTCTTATGGAGCACCTGTATTTGATAAACCAGAAGAAGGCACAACGGATTCAAATGGAGAGCCTATTGAGATCGGAGTTATAGAACATTGGGATAATGAGGTTGAAGGATTAAAAGACGACCAGGATGCTTTAAATGAATTCTACAGACAATTTCCACGCACAGAAGAGCATGCGTTTAGAGATGAAACAAAAAACAGTATATTTAACTTAGCTAAAATATACGAACAAATAGATTATAACGAAGGATTAAGCAAAAGCAATGTTTTAACAAGAGGTAGCTTTGCTTGGGCTAACGGAATTAAAGATACAAGGGTTATATTTACACCAAATCCAAAAGGAAGGTTTTTGATTTCTTGGATTCCTGGTTCAGGATTACAGAACAAACAAATTTTAAAGAACGGTATAAAGTTTCCAGGTAACGATCATATTGGGGCATTCGGTTGTGATAGTTATGATATATCAGGAACTGTCGACGGAAGAGGTTCTAATGGCGCTTTGCATGGATTGACTAAGTTTAGTATGGAAGATGCTCCCCCTAATTCCTTCTTTTTGGAATATGTAGCTAGACCACAAACGGCTGAGATGTTTTTTGAAGATGTATTAATGGCTTGTGTATTTTACGGAATGCCTTTATTATGTGAGAATAACAAACCTAGACTTTTATATTACTTTAAGAGAAGAGGATATAGAGGTTATTCTATGAATAGACCAGACAAGCTTTGGAATAAGTTGTCTGTAACAGAAAAAGAGATTGGGGGTATACCCAATTCAAGTGAGGATATAAAGCAAGCACACGCTGCAGCTATTGAATCATACATTGATAGATACGTTGGATTAAAAGAAGACGATCAATATGGAGATATGTATTTTGCTGAGACATTAGGGGATTGGGCTAAGTTCGATGTAAACAATCGTACTAAATTTGATGCCGCTATCAGTTCTGGTTTAGCTATTATGGCTTGTAACAAAAACTTATATGCACCTAGTGCTGTCGCGCAAAGAAAACAAATAAATTTAAGAATATCAAAATACTCCAATAAAGGTGGTGTTTCAAAATTAATAGAAAAATAAAAATATGGCTGAGTCAGTTATAACAAGTTATTTTCCAAGTCAAGTGGCTACTGATCGCGAGAAAGCGTCAATGGATTACGGGACCAAAGTTGGTAGAGCTATAGAGAGCGAATGGTTTACAAACGATTCTGGTTTCACTAGATTTAAAAGTAATCAAGACACGTTTCATAATTTAAGATTATACGCTAGAGGTGAACAAGGTGTTCAAAAATATAAAGATGAATTATCTATAAACGGTGATTTATCTTATTTGAACTTAGACTGGAAACCTGTACCTATTATATCAAAGTTTGTGGATATAGTCGTTAACGGCTTATCTGAAAGACTTTTTGATGTTAAAGCATATTCTCAAGATCCATTTGGTGTTGACAAACGTACGAGATACATGGAATCTATTATTAGAGACATGGAGACGAAGGAATTAACTGAAATGGTTAAAGCTGAATTTGGCGTAGATTTATTTGAGAATGATCCAACAACTTTACCTAAGAATAAAGAAGAGTTAGATTTACACATGCAACTTAGTTATAAGCAACAAGTTGAATTAGCTGAAGAGCAAGCTATAAACGTTTTATTAGATGGTAGCAAGTATGATCTAACAAGGAGAAGATGTAATTACGATTTAACAGTTATAGGTATTGGAGCTGTTAAAAACAATTTTTCAAAATCAGAAGGGGTTAAGGTAGAGTATGTAGATCCTGTTAATTTAGTTTGGTCTTATACTGAATCACCTTATTTTGACGACTTATATTATGTAGGAGAAGTAAAAAGCGTACATATTAATGAAGTTAAAAAAGAATTTCCTAATTTAACAGACGAAGAATTAAAACAAATATCTAGCCAATCATATAGTGGTAATGGTTTTTATAATCAAACATCCAGGAATACAGATGAGCAAGATTCTAATACGGTACAGTTATTGTATTTTAACTATGTTACTTACACTAACGAAGTTTATAAAGTAAAAGATACAGCAACAGGTGCATCAAAGTTAATTCCAAAAGATGATGAATTTAATCCTCCTCAAGAATTATATGATGAGTACGGTATCGAAAAATTATCAAGAT